TCGAAGAATCGAAGCGTGCCGAACGCCCGATATTCGCCGCTGGAATCGATGGTTTGCAGGACGGAAAGGCAATAGTCCTTGATGATCCGCGCAACCTGTTTAAGCGTGGATTCGGAGCGAAGCCGTAATGCCAATCGAGCTATACACCGGCCAACCTGGCAACGGTAAAACCGCGCTCATGATGGAGCGCCTGGTCGAAGAATCGAAGCGTGCCGAACGCCCGATATTCGCGGCCGGGATCGACGGTCTGCAGGATGGTTTGGCGACTGTTCTCGATGATCCTCGCAAGTGGAATGACAAGGATGCAGACGGCAACTATGTCGTGCCGAACGGCGCGCTGATCTTCGTGGATGAAGCGTGGAAGTGGTACGGCCACCTGCACGACGCCACGCGTCAGCAGACGCCGAAACATGTTCTCGATCTGGCCGAGCATCGGCATCGCGGTCTGGACTTCGTATGGACGACACAGCAGCCGAACCAGCTTTACCCGTTCGTGCGTGGATTGATCGGTGCACACACGCATGTGGTGCGTCGGTTCGGAACGAAGATGATCGATGTGTTCCGCTGGGGCGAGTTGAACGAGGAAATCAAGTCGTCAGCCAAACGCGATCTTGCCCAGCGCACGACGCGCCTGCTGCCGTCGTCGATCTTCGGCGCATACAAGTCCGCTGAGGTGCACACCATCAAGCCGCGCATTCCGTGGAAAGTGATGGCGTTGCCGGGATTGGTCATCCTTGTCATCGTGCTTGCATGGCTCGCCTACACGATGCTCAAGCCCAGCGCGATGGCCGCAAAACTCGGAGATAAGGGGACGCAATCGGCGTCAGCCGATGCGGCCCCTGGCGGGTCGGCGCACTCCGCACGGCGTGATGCTCCGCGTTGGGAATCTCCCACCGAATATGCCAAGCAACACCTTCCCCGGTTCGACACCATGCCGTGGACTGCGCCGGTGTTCGATGACCGCAGCATCACCGCCGATCCGATGCTGATTTGCATGTCGTCGCTCGCGGGCACGGATGCGCAGGGCAAGTACAAGGAAGCCTCCTGCACGTGCATGACCGAGCAGGGCACGGCCTACGACCTCGACCAGCCGCAGTGCCGCACCATTGCCAAGCGTGGGCCGGTCTATAACCCGTATCGCCAACGGCGCGAGAGCGAGCAGCAGCCCGCGCAGCAGCAGGCGGCGCAGGGTGGGGCGGTTGCGCCTGGACTCAATGGCATCGCTGTGCAGCGCTCCACGCGTGCGCAGGGCAGCTTTCCCGAGTCGAAGGCATACAGCACCAAGACCACGACGCCATCGACGTCGTTGGAGATGTGACATGACTAGCAGCGGCCGCGAGGTGTTGAAGTGGATTGCGCTGGTGTTGATGACCGGCGATCACGTGGCAAAGGTGTTTTTCGGCGGCTACGTGCCGGTGCTATCCGAACTGGGGCGGATCGCGTTCCCGGTGTTCGCGTTGGTGATGGCGTACAACCTTGCCCAGCCACGGGCCGATTATGCGAAATCGGTGCTGCGTCTTGCCGTCTGGGGGCTGGTGGCCGAGCCTTTCTACGCGTGGGCGTTCGGCCACTGGTTGCCGCTCAACGTGCTGTTGACGTTCGCGCTGTCTGCGCTGCTGGTGTGGGCGATCCACGCGCGGCATTGGCGCTACGTGGCCGTGTTGGGCGTGATTGGGCCGCTTTGGGTCGATTACCAGTGGTCGGGCGTCTGGTTCGTCCTGGCGGCGTGGTGCTGGTTCCGCACGGGCCGCCTGGAAGCGTTCGGCGCTGTCCTGGCCAGCATGGCCGCGCTGTGCTGGTACAACGGCAATCTGTGGGCGCTGGGAGCGCTCCCGGTGCTGGCCCTCGGCTACGTTTGGTGGCCTGTCCCGCGGCTGCGCTGGGCGTTCTACGGCTACTACGTGTTGCATCTCGTAGTGATCGGAATGCTTGCAGCTAGACCGCCACTGCTTTAAGGGGTGCAGGGGCGTTTGCCCCTGCGGTATCGCTCATCCAGCTATCGTTCCGAAGTGTCTATCGCGCCAGCTACTCAGATTGACGATCACCACCTTGACTGTTTGTTGCGCAAACCGTTTTTTTCCTGCTTCCGCCTTTCGCCTGCTCGCATAGCCTGCAAGTCGTAGTTCCATCGAATCTCGCCACACAAGGCCTTTCAGACGTTCCGGCGTCATGCGGTCACCATCTGGGCTTACCAGGTAGTTGCCTGCAATTCGCCATCCAATGAAATGGCCGCTCAGATACTCACACATGCGTCGATGCTTCCTTTCGTGGGGGACTTTCGTCTGGGAAAAGCGGACGCTACTAGAAGCTTTATTAAGCCTGCGTAGTAGCCCACGGCGCTTGCGACCTTTTGACATAATATACAGACTACGCGCGTTTCCGATTTCGTTTCTGCCGCTTTTGCTTTCGCAATCAATGGGTTAAAAGTTAGCCCAATTGCGCATAATATTCCTGCTGCTGTCATACCCAGGCGCTTATAGAGCTTCGCCCACTCTCTTCCCAGGTCGCCCTGGTCTTGTTCCGAATGGATTAGCAGCAGCCATGGGCCTGGGTCCTGGCCCGCTATTTTTGCCAGCTGACGGATGCGCTCGTCCGGTATCGGCTTGTGTCCTTGATTCCATTCGCTGATCGCTGCGCTGGTTACGCCTATCTGCTCGGCGAGCCCACGCATCGACTTCCTTAATGATTGCTGAACTGCCATTTTAATCAGGGCCTGTACGCTCATAATCGCTTGCCTACTGCTTGACAAGTGGTATTACTTGCCATATGCTGAACGTTCTTACTCTTGGGTAAGCACCCACCCCCCGGCCCCGCCCGGTGCCGGTTGGGTGGGATCTACCGGGCACCGGGCAGGGGGCAACACCATGGAATATCAGGTGCAGTACCGCGACGGCCGCCGCTGGGTTGTCCTCGCATCATTCCCGACCCGCAATGCAGCGCGTGACGATGCCGCTGACCGCATTGCGTTTCTGGTGGCCGATGGCTTCAAGCACGGCGATGTGGTCCGCGACTTCCGCGTTCGTGGCGTGACCACCCAGCAGGTGGCCGCATGAAAGACTTCCTTAAGTTCGTCGCGGGTGGCTGGGCGTTCGCCGCTGTGGTCTCCGCGTTGATCTTGGCATATCACTACTTCGCATCGCCGTGGGACAACGTTGCAGCTGTTTTTCTACTCGTAACGGGTATTGCCGTTCTCGGCTATTTCCTCTCTATGTTTGGTCCGGGTGAGTTCTGATGGCCCGGCCAACCGATACCGAACGCGGCGCACGCATTGCGCTCGACTACGTTGAATCAAAGCTTATTCAACGCGATCTATTCCCGACCAGGCGTACGCCGCCATTGAAGTTCTGGCGCGAAATAAAGGCGATTGCGACGGAACACCTTGCCGAATGCAAGGCATTACGCGAGGCCCGCGCATGAATCCGGGCGACCTGAAATTCTGGCAGCTGATCGAGCTGAAAAAGAAAGCCGAAATCGACGACGAACGCGCCGAGCTGGACCGACTGATAGAGGAACGCATCAGATGGGTAGGCTCGGGGCAGGGTGATGCGCCATGACGACGCAGCCGTCCAGGCTAGCCCATTACCCGAACAGCCCCTGCTATCAGTGCGGGGGAGCGCAGTTTCAGACGTTGAATGCGTGGGATGCGAGGTTGACGGTCTGCACCGACTGCGGCGTGCTGATCTCGAAGCGCAGGGATATGCAGAGCTCTTACAGCGCATGCAGTGGCAACAGTTCTGGACACTCACGTTCCGCATCGAAGAAGCCGGCCGAACCGGTGGTGTCCACCCGGAAAAGGCTGATAAAGCGTTCCGCTTTTTCGCCAGCTGTATCAACCGGGAAATATACGGTGCCAAGTGGAGCACCAGGCAGCACGCAAAAGGCGGCATCCAGTGGGCACGGGGGCAAGAGTTCCACAAAGACGGCCGTTTGCATTTCCACGCCGTCGCAGCTGCACCTACCGATGACTTAAATCGGCTCATGAGCCGCTACGACTGGCACGAGTTCTGGTTCAAGGAATTTGGACGTAATCGCATAGAGGCACCACGCAGCCAATTGGACATCACCGGCTACGTGTCCAAGTACGTAACGAAAGGGGGAGTGGTGGACGTGTCGAAGAACTTCGGCGCCTGGATGCCACCACCGATCGACTACACGCGCCGCCCAGTGCAGGCCGAGTTCGAGCAAACAACGCGCAAGGGAAGTATCGAATCACTGGACCGGGGTGTAGGGGCAGCGCCCCTACGGACTGGTCAACGAAACCGCCGGTGATCGCTCACCGGGACATGCAGTTCCGCCCCCGGTCTGGGAGGCACCGAAGCCGCAGCCTGTTCGCCTACGCGCAACCAGCACGGCAACGTCAGGAATCCACCCCTGAAGACCCGCCTTCGCTCGCAGGCGCACTAAAGCGGCAGGTCGGCATGACACCGAAACAAGTCTGCCCCGGGTACGTGCAGCAAGCTGCCTACTTTGGTCTCCGGCTAAGCCTCACCGCACCCCCCGCATGGGGGGTAAGGGGGGCCTTAGCTTGACCCCACAGTACCGCCCGAATTTCGCAGTAACCAATCCGACGTAAGCCAACCAACAGAGAGAACGAAGACCATGAGCAACGCACCGAAGATCACCATCAACAGCGCCGTCGAAACCCGCACCGTCACCACGTCCAAGGGCTTGCCGAAAGCCATCTACAGCCAGCGCGCTACGCTCGAAACTGAGGCGATGCGCATTCAGATCGAAGTCGAATGCGATGGCCCGGATAAGGGCTACCCGGTCGGCACGGTGAAGGAATGGGATTTGGTCACCGATCTGGTGCCGGGTCGTTTCGGTGTCGAACTGGCGCGGCGCATGACGCTGGTCGATCCGCAG